TCAGCTTTCCTTTGTTACCTTTTACAAGATTTAAAAACTTACCCGCTTTCAATTTAGCTAACGCTGCTAACAGTTTGGGTATTAACTTTTTAACAATCATCACTCCAAATTTAGCAACCTTTGCAGTGATCTTAACAACCATTTTACCAAATGAGTTACCAAACAATAAGTATGCTGCGAGTAGCGTAGGCCAAAATGTTTTTAAGAATTTGAAAATGTTTTCAAGACTCTTTTGATTTTTCTTATCACCCATCCATTTCACTATTTCCATTAAAACTTTACCTAACAAAACTGTTTTTATAAAGTCGAGTATCTTACCAAAAATACCTTGAAAAGGTTTTAAAACTTTACTACCAACTTCTTTGAATACAGCGAACTTACTTTTCTCTAATGATGTTTCTTTCTTTTCTCTACTCTCATTTTCAAGTCTTAATTTTTCTTCTTTTGACTCATCTACACTTAAATCTCTCATTTCTTTGAGAGTCTCTACTATTTTACTTACATTCTCACTAATCGTTTCTAATATGTTTTGACTACCTTCTGCAATAGGTGATTTACCAATGCCCTTTGCAGCACCAGACATTTTACTTTGATTAGGAACAATATTAGCAGCAGTTATCTTAGTTATTTTTGCTCTTGGTCTTTTCTCTTTAGCGTCTATCTCTGCCTGTATTTGCTCTAATGACTTAGCATCTTTTCTTCTCTTTCTTGTTTTCTTTAACTTGCCAGTCTTGTCTTTCTCTATCTCTCTATCTGCTCTTAAATCCTTTACTGCAATTTGTAATTGTATTAATCTAGGATCTTTTGGATTTTCTATTTGAAGTTTATTGAAACTTTCTTTTAACGCACGAATTTGACCCGTGTAAGATTCAAGATCAACGGGTTCGTATCCAAAGTCATTAATAAGCAGTTGCTTAATTTCTTTGTTTATAGTGGCAGTTAGACGTTTAGCCATTTGCTCGTGTTGCTCGTGCCTGTTTCTGTTTTAATTCTTCCTCTTCAAGGTGTGCTTGAAGGAGACCAACATAGATATCACGTTCCCATGGTATCATATTTTCAATCTCCGTTAATGAGTATTTATGATACTGCATCAAAGAAAAATTCAACCTAAAGTATGACTCTAGGTTCATATGAATCATGGCTACGCGAAAAAAGATGCTAAACCCTCAAGCACTACCTCACTTTCAACCTTTGTTTTTGGATTAGTAACTTTAATTTTATGAGATAATTTAGGCATAGTCTCAAAGAATTTTTCAATATCTTTAAATTGATTTGAATTCATAGAATCAAGAAACTCTTTGACTTCTTTCTTACTACAATCTGCAGTTGACCATACTTCATCTTCAGTATAAATTTTACCTATACAAGATGCGATTAAATCAAATGACTGTTCCATTTGATTTCCTTCTTTAAAATCAAAGTTGTTTTTAATGAATTGATCTAAAGATGGGTATCTCATCTCCATCATTACAGAGTCATCAATTTTAATTTTATTAGTATGATCTTCAGTCTTTTGAACTTGAATATCATCTAAATTAATATTCACAGCAACTTGAGTCTCGTCATCGTCTGGACAATAGACATTGACTTCAAGTTCTTCTCCTACAGATTTACCTCTAATATTAAGGAATAGGTATTCAATATCAAATGTAGGGAGTGTATCTACTTTGATTCCTTTTGTAAGGATACAGGCTTTTAAAACTGCTTTGATAGCAGTAGTAATCTGTTTGTTATCTTCACTCTCCAAAGCAATGACAAGTAACTTCTCTTCCTTAACTAAGAAAGGTCTGTATTGAATTGTCTCACCGCTTGAGGGAAGTTCCAACTCATAAGTCGGAGTTGCAATCTTTGGTAAAGGCATAATGTCCTATAGATTATTTCAGTATGTTTATTTAGAGGAGATTTGAAACTGCTACTCCAGATAGATCTCCTAAGAATCTGTTGCCAGTTAAATTAGTCACAGCAGAATCAACAAGGTTACCAGCAACACCAGCAAGTCCGCCAATATTAAATTGAGATTGGTCAAATGGACTGAAAGATCCAAACCTACCTTGTGCATTTACTGGATGAACGACATATCTAATGTAACTGAATGATACGTTGCATGATAATAGGTTAGACGCATCATAAGAGACGGGCATGGATGATATAGCAATAGGAAAACTCCTCACGAATTCATATTCTAGCACACCTTGCATATCTTTTTCAAATTTTCTAACTTTTAATCCTGCATCAGATATGTATTCATCAGGATATGACATCCTGTAAAAGTAGTTTGGATTAAGTAGTTGATTTGTATTATCTCCGGGAGAAATTTGTCTTCCATTTGTAGTAAACTCTATCCAACTTTCAAAAAATCTAATTGGAAGATAGTTTCCTGCATCAACATAAAATGTTAAATCTATTCTATCATCAAACACTCTTCTATGCACATGCTTCTCTGTTACACCGGTGCGATCATTATTAACATCTATTGTTGCTAAGTTAGATCCGGGTAAAGAAGCAGCATTACATAGTAGTTGCAACTTTTCTTGTTGAACTCCTAGACTACTTCGGAAGTTAGGAGAACGTGGTATGGGAATATCAACCTCAAAATGAGAGGTTGTAGCAGGTCTTAAAAGGTTTGCTTTAATATCTGCTACTGTTCTTTTGGTTGGCCTAGAGGATGCGGGCATTTATAAATATGTTTATCTTATATACTATGTATA